ATCATATGGTACTTCAGCGTAAGTGTATGTATATTTGTCTCCCTCACCAACTAACTGTGCTGCTCTTCTTCTTGTCAGTGAATTTCTCTTTCTGTTTGGATCGTAAATATAATTCGTTATTTCAAATGACAGTCTAGGCACTTCAATAATTTTGTTGTCATCGGATATGCTGCTTGTTTCTCGTATTCTTCTTATGAATTTTTCTTTTGGTCCATAAGCCAAAGGTAGCCGAATCTGTTCCTTCTCAGTGCCGTCAGCATTTTTTCTAACAACACGAATGTCATTAAAAAGTGAGCCGAAGGCTATCACCATTTTTCTTATAGATTCTTTATAGAAATGAGTAAACATCAGTAATTGCCCTCACTAAATGGATCTATATCGGTGAAGTCAAATATATTTTCCTTATCTGCCTCAAAACTAAACTCTTCGTTTTCGCCACTGTCCTCATTCGTGCTTGCTGGTTCTTGTGGAATAATGACGGTGGTTGTTTCTGTAGATGAGATGTAATATTCAACACCGGAACTTGCCCCTTTAATACTCTCAGTTGCTGCACCAGTGCTTAGTGTTCCAGAAAGATTTGATATGCCTAATGTCTTTCCTGAGATGTTCCAATCTATAACAGTTGCTGTTGCTGTTGCTGATGAATAATCTCCACCAGTAGATCCGCTAATTTGGAATACCGTTTCTCCTTTATAATAACCGGTTGCACCGCTTATCAGGTCACCTAGTTGTAGGTTAATCATATATTCTTGTCGATCAGATTCCACTTTGTCTATATCAGAGATGCCCGTATCAATATCTTCCTGGCTGTAAGTGAATACCTCACAGTTTAGGACGTATGTGTAAAGTTTTCCTAGTTGATAAAATGGGTTTTCATGTTCAACGAAAGTAATTTCAAACAGAGTTTTACTAAAAGGAAAATAAATCAAATCGCCTTCTCTCGGTCGCTTTATTTTACTTTCATATGTTGCTACTGTTTTTTCAAATCGTCTTTTAGAAACCACAAGAGTCATCCTGTCTCTTATTTCTAAACCAAACTTTGATAAAATATCACCCTCGCCCTCAAAGCCATCAACATTTTGAATGTACATTTCTAATTCATAGGCATCATCAAACTTAGAAATTAAATCTTCACCGAACAAATCATCAACATCGACTAAAGTTCTTGGTATATAGACAAAATTATGACCCATCGCCTTTATAGTTTCGATGGTCAAATCTTCAACAACACTGGCATCCCCGGTATATTTTTTAAAATATGGATTAATAGTCATGTTCAGCCAATTCCAAAATCAATGGGTAACTCGTAGGTCAACTTCACTTCTTCCTCTATTTTATCCAGTTCTTCTTGTGCTTCCCTAAATATTTCTCCGCCCCGCATAACTGCTCCACCAGGAAGAGCCACATTATCAAATTTAGACAAATTTGCTCCCCATTGTCTTTTGATAAGAGCGGTAACATATTTCTTTAATAAAATGTCATTGTATATTTCCGTGAATATGGTGGGGCTTAAAGCCACATACGCCTCTATAATAAGATATTTACCTACCGTAAGATCTTCTGACCAATCCATATCTATGTGAAGTCTGTTTGTTACTTTATTGAATCGGATCATTTTTTCTGGCTCAAATAATTGTTCAATCAGACTAATGTATCTTTTGGTGCTATCAAAACTTGCAATGCCTTGACCAGTTCCCAAAAAAAGATTTCTATTAATACCGAAGTAATCATTGAGAGCCATTTGGTAACGAACGTCAAACATATTAGTCGTTCCGTCACCGAATCTATGAACCTTAATTACACTAACAACATCTTTACCTGTTGGAGCAGTGCTTGCAGTTGCGCCACTTGCGCCATTAATGGCACCCAAACCATCCATATCAACAAAACCATTGTCTATGTCATCCTGGGTTACTTGATATGTGAATAGACCTCTCTCGACACCATCAAAATGCCTTTCGGTGAATAATTGAAGTGCGTCATCTAATCTTTCTTCTGCTTGTTGACGATCTACATTTATCTCTATGACCGGATCGCCCAGTCGTCTAAATGCGTAATCTATTAATTGGTCCCTTGAAGACAATGATGCCATCTTTATTCTCCTATTCCTATTTATTTATAAAGATGGTAGTCTGTTGATCATTTTTCTTTCGGTTGTTCTGGTGGTTCTGGAAGAGACACTGATATGTCTTTCATATCATCAGGAGACATATTTTCAATGTAGTACCGTCTTGTTATTGGTTCAACTGATTCATCGGATTCAGACTCTTTATAATTTGCAAACCCGGGCATGTCTAGTGGGCAATGCAGTTTAGGATAATCTAATTTACTGTAGTTTTCTCCGTCCGACATCAACCATGTCCCTTTTTTATCTCCACATCCGCATCCACCACAATAATGTTTACCCTCTCCTGTTTTACTGTTTCTAAGGTATTCACAGGGGGGTAATTCGTCATCATTACCGAAACAACTTAACACCCTGAGTTGTTTGGTTGCTTCATCTATTTTTTTGTTATTGATTCCTCTAGAAACAACCGCAGATGCAAAATTTTTCATCATGCCAAGTTTTTCTTTAAAAGAAGAACTACCGAACTCTTTGTCTTTCATCTATCACATCTCCTTAAAAATCACAAATCATAAACAACAGTTAGACGACTGCCCCATATTTCCTTTAAGTTATTTATGTCAATATTAGAAACTGTTCCTACGTTATTCTTTATATTTACAACCAATTTTGATGACAAATGTCCAGAATGAGATTTAACCAACGCACTCATCAAATCCCTTATTGCTCCCGTCGATAGTTTATTATTTGCTAAATTGAAATAATCAATGTTGCGAGGTATGGTTTGAGTTTCTGAATCTATGAACGGAACCGCTGATAGATTGTTAGTAGAAACATCTATTATTGTACATTGTTCTAAACTGTTGTCAATATTTCCTTTTATTAATACCTCACCCAATTTACAGTTGTGTATGTATAGTTCCTTCACCTCTGTTCCTAACGGCAGTTCAAAGAAAGAAAGGTTTGTGTATGATAGATCTATGACATCTATTTTGCTGTCGTCTTCTATAGATGCTATAACTAACGGGTTGTCATGTGCCGAAAGATGTCTTAATTTTGTTTCCCCGTAAAATGTTGGTAATGATAGATTGGTGATTTTATTGTGGGAAATATCAATTGCTCCATCTCCATCAAACGATCCAAAGTTGCTTAGATTTATTGATGAGATATTATTGTCTGAAATATCTAAGGAGTAGATATACGGATGATTTGTTATATCAATATTGTTTATATTGTTCCCAGAACAATCTAATATGTTCAAATTATCTCCCGAACCACCAGGAAGAATTAAGGTGTTCAAATCAACGTCATTTACAAACAATTTCTTTAATAGCGATTTGGATGTAAGATTTAAATTCTTATTTTTAAAGTTGTTTCTTACTTGTATCTCGCCGCCCATTCTACGGTGATTATAGCACCAGTAGTAAAGAACATCCGGTGTGTTTTCATCTATTGTTATGTCAACATATGCGCCATTGGTGCCAACAACATTCTTGACAACGACCCCCTGCGAAAATGGTATCCCCCCATTATGTTCGCCATCTGCAACTTCAGAAAATCTAAGAGGATGATGGGTTGAAGGGTTAGTGTCTGGAGTTAATGATTTGTGTGAGAGATCGAATCTGTATGTGTGACCTCGGTAAAGGAACAACGTATCTCTATTAACATTGTTAATCACATATTGATTACCACCCGATGTCTTTGGTGTTACCGTAACATTTATTTTTTTGTTGGATCCCTGCAAATTGAGTTCTTCAATGGATTTGGGAAGAGCCTCTAAAGAAACATTTTGATCCGGCATTATTTCTAATTTTTTTAACCCCTTTAACAGGTTAAAATTAATCCCGTGTATATCCAACGATGAATAGGTGCCATTCCTATCACCTTTAATGAACGAAAGAGTTTTTATGCTACTAAGGTCAGTTAACGGCATTCCTTTTCCGCCCACATCTAATCTTTTTCCCCTAATAGATCTGGCAGCAGCATTGTATGTTGGGTATCTTACTTTTAAATTGTCATTAGGGAACATCAGTGGAGGGTGTATACCTTGATCTGTCCTGTAATAAAATTCTGGAAATACATTTACAACATCTTCATACGACGCAGATATGAATTCCAAAAATCTACCCTCTGTGCTTCTTCTTATCAGGCTGGTATAGTTTGAATAATTTGGATCAATAGATTGACCATTGACTGCTATCAAGGGACTGCTACAGTGTGTTCCGTTGCCCATATATGATCCACCAAGAGACTGACAATCGGAATGTGAAATGTTACTGTTGCATATTCCACTAACAGAACATGCTCCCACAGCAAACCCATCTGGAACTGAACCATAATAATCAAACGGGTATCCATCTAAATATCCATCAGGACTGTTTACCGGCAAACTGTTTGATTGTCTTATCCAAGATATGTCCGAACCACATCCCTTGAATATATTTGAAATTGGATAACCTGATATGGGTGCCCAATCATTTCCTAGTTTTCTGCACCACCCCCTGCTTGTAGAAAACGCAGATCTACTTCGGGGGTTTGTGCTTATAGACTCTGGAGAATGACTGTATATGCACATTCCAATTTCATCTTCTGGATCATAACACTGATAGTTTTCTTGGCACTCGTCACATTCTGCATCTTCTATAAAGACCCACTCAGTATCATTGTGGTCTTGTGTTACGATTTCTATCGCATCTTGTTCGGTTATATTGTCGATGCATTGTGGTTCTCCGAATACTCTGCAAATTTTTCCAGTTTTATTATTTTTCCAGTCACCTCTTATAAAATTATCCTCGCATGAATATCCCGGGAACCACTCACCAGAATATTCGTGACATGTATTTCTGTCTGATCTTAAACACATACTGTCTGTTACACATGCTCCCCATTCTATATTACTGCACGGATCGCCATTGCAGCCAATTTCGCCCATGTATATACCATTAGAATTGTTGCACATTTCAGGGGTTAAACTGACACAACCATCACTTCTACAACAAGCATGCAATGATTTTCCGCTATCTACACAAAACCCCTCGTTGCAAATTTCGTCTTGGAAAAAAGTTCCACCAAGAGAAATGCACATTGCCTCGGGACTTCCATTCCATCTTGGATCTTGCACATCCATATATTGGCATGGTCGCTCATATCCAACGACTGATATGTTGCAACACGCACCAGAATAAGCAACTAAGTTGCTATTGTCGCATCCCTGTCCAAAGTCTGCCGTTCTTCCTCCAAGTTCCCTACACAATTCTTCATTACATATACCACCAAATACAACTCCATTAGAACAGCAATCAAAAGTCGATAACGAAACACATTCCACTTCATTACAAGTTTTACCCTTATGGAACGATGCTCTGGGAGTTGATGGGTCTAAATACCTGCTCCTACACCATTCCTCTGTAACCTGATCTATGCAAGAGCCGTCGCATGCACAACAGACACCAGTTAAATTTCTAGCAAACATTTCATCTGTACAATCAAGACACGAAGAGCCTGCCCCCTGGAAAAACCCACCCATATCACTACATTCGTTAAACGTAACAATATCACAACCAGGAGTTCCAATAGAAATACAACAAGCACCGGTCAATCCTGCTGGTTGTATGTTTGAATTTCTTGTTCTAAATTGGATGCTCATTTATATTTCCTTAAGCAAGCCTGGTTTTAATCTTTAAAACTTTTCTATTTTTACCGTCCTTACTTTCTGTAATTTGTAAAACTTTAGAATCGTCTATGTTGTTCTTGGTAATATTAACTATACGTCCGGAATTTCTATGCACAGGTTTTTTTATTGGTCCTTGTAAATCAGCCGTATCTACCGGGATTATTCTCCTTAAAGACACAGAATCTCTAGAATAGTTGATGTTCAGAAACTCTACTGGGACTGCATTTCCATTTTGGTTTCCGCACTTTGACCATGCAGGAAGAGGAATAAATCTAAATTCATATTCCTTCTTTTTTTCAATCATATTCCCACCAAAAATCGTTTCATAATCACAGTAATTTATACCTCCTCGGTTACTTGGATTACCAACTGTTATGGGTAAACATGTATATGATGTATCTATATTAGATCTTAATTTCTTATTCGAATATAAACAAAGTCCCGTTTCTTCTGGATTTGTACTATATCCATAACACGGATGTACCCCCCAACTTGGCCTCTGACCTTCTGCAAAATATGAATCTACCATTTCATTACAGACTGATTTTCTTGTATAAATTTTTCTACCATCGCACATACAACATGTTCCTTGAGGATCATTGGAATTTAAAATATACCTGTAAGGTTTTAGATTAGTGTAACGATTCGATCTTGACATAACTTATCCCCTTGGACCGCCTGTTGGTAAATTTCGTCCCGCAACACCATTTTCGTTCGGGACTACAATACACGAACAATCTACTTCTGGTTGATTGCAATTTGTTCCTACGCCCATAAATGTTGCTTGTTCCATGGCATTACCTTCCCCATCGACTGGAGGATCACCATAAAAGCCTTCCATACAACTAACAGTATTCTCAACTGTTAAATAGCACCAAGCACCCGGAATCTGTTCGGTGCCACCTTGACCACCGAACGCAAAACAACAATCAATTTCTTCACAAACAGTACCAACTCCCTGGAAGACACCATCCAATTCATCGCATGTAGGTAATGTAGTTTCCTCACATAAAGCGGGTCCACGACAGCATGCGCCTACAGATGCCTCTTCTGATGTACATGGATTCGGACAGAAAAATCCGCCCAATCCACAAGATTTTCCTAACCAAAAAATACCACCAAACCTTTCACATTCATAACGAGTTACATTCGACACACATCCTGGCTCACCGGTGAAATAATCATAATTTGTGCAACATGCTCCTCTGGAATATATTCCACAATCAGAACTGAAACAACTCTGTGCTAAATTAAATACACCGCCAGTTCTTTCACAATACTCTTCTGATTTAAATTCTTCACAACTACCATCCAAGTAGCAACAAGAACCCAAAGAAGTTT